ACGTGCAACGGGCAGGAGTTCGCCGATTGCACGTCCGTCGTCCTGAATCTGAAGGTGCTCGATGAGTGAACGTCTATTGCCGTCGAATCAGACGCCGCTCGAAGCCGCGCTCGCGCGCGTGCTGCGGCCGAGCGTCGATCCGGAGATCCTGCGCACGCTGATGGACGTCGATCGATGTCCGGCCGCATTCCTGCCGTGGCTCGCATGGTCGGTCGCCGTCGACGGGTGGGAGTTGGCCGAGTCGGACGACGCGCGGCGTGCGCTGATCAAAGGCTCGTTGGCGTTGCATCGCAGGAAGGGCACGCCGTGGGCCGTCCGCGAAATCGTTCGGCGGCTCGGCTTCGGCGAAATCGAGATTCAGGAAGGGCGGGTCGCGAAGCGGCGCGACGGCACAGCGCGGCGGGACGGCAACTACGTTCATGGCCGCGCAAGCGCGTGGGCCGAGTACATCGTGACGCTGAAGCAGCCGATCACGCGCGGTCAAGGGCAGGCGCTGATGCGCGCGATCGAGCGCTACGCGCCCGCGCGCAGTCAACTGGTGAAGCTCGACTATTCGGCGATTGCGATCCGCCATAACGGCACGGCCGTCCGCAACGGCCAATATTCGCGGGGAGTGGTAGCAGCATGGCAAACCTGAAAGAACAAGCCCAATGGGAAGACGGCGTATATCAATTGGAGACGTCGGATCCGGTGATAGGTGGCCCGGATGGGATCGACAACCTGCAAGCGAAGCAACTGGCCAATCGCACGAAGTACCTCAAGCAACAGCAGGAGTCGCATGCGTCCGCCGTCGATCCGCATCCTCAATACGCGACGAAAACCGATCTTTCGCAGCGGTTGGCGGATCTGGTCGGCCAGTCTCCGTCGACGCTCGACACGTTGAACGAGCTTGCGAAAGCGCTCGGGAATGATCCGAACTTCGCGACGACGATGACGAACGCATTGTCTCAGAAGGCGCCGCTGGATTCCCCGACGTTCACTGGCGCACCGAAAGGGACCACGCCAGCTCCGCTCGACAGCAGTACGAGAATGGCGACCACCGAGTTCGTCAGGCGCGCGCTCGGGAATGTGAATTTCGCGTCATACATTTCGTCGCAGAAGCTCACGGCATCGCAAGCGGGAAGCTGCATCAATTTCTGGGGAGGCGCTGCGGCGACGTTCGCCTTGCCGGCCGTGTCGACCATGCCGCTTGGGGGCACGTTCCTGTTCAACAACAGCAGCGACGCCCCTTTGACGATCGTTCGCGACGGCAACGATTCGATTCTCCTGAACGGAGGGAATCCGAGCGCGACGTTGACGCTCGGGGATAGTTTGCTCCTCGTCGCTGTCCCGCCAGGGCAGTGGATCGCAGCCGGCGGTAGCGCGCAGTTGCCGTTCTCGTCGGTCATGGCCGGTCCGAACTGGTCGACGGCGTCGCAGTTCGACAACTCCGCCCGCCTCGCGACGACCGCATTCGTGCAGCGTGCGCTCGGCAGTTTCTCGGGAGCGGTCGATGCGGAAAGCGCGATCACGCTGAAAGCCGGACAGGCGGGGATGGTCGTCTATAGCACCAAGTCGCCGACCGTCACGCTTCCGTTGGTCTCGACCGTTCCCGAGGGCGCGGCGTTCTTTATTGCTGCGGCGGGCACGATCGTGACGCAAGGCAGCGACGTGATTTACAACGCGAGCGGCAGCGCGGTGGGAGCCTCGTATGTCACGGGGCCGACCCCGACGTCGCCGGCCCCCGCGCTGGTCGTCCGAAACGGGGGCGTATGGCAGATTCTCATGGGTTCGTCTGCCCTCAAGGGGGACAACCTGTTCGCCGCGACGCTGGCGATACCGGGATTCTCGAAATTCCCGAACGGTCTGATTCTGCAGTGGGGCAGCTTCATGTCGTCAGGCACGGGCAATCCCAACGCCACCGTGACGTTCCCGATCGCCTTCCCGAATGCGTGTCTGGGCCTGTCGCCCACGATCGGCGGCGGCTCGATCGGCAATTTCACGGTGCAGACCTACGCCGCATTCAAGACCGGCGCGACCTTGAGTTGCCAGAACAACGCTGGCATGTCGGGCGGCGTAGGCGGCAACTATTTCGCGATTGGATTTTGACTCAGGAGTGGGACAGTGGCTCAGAAATTCGCGGCACATGATTCGAAGAATTTCATCACGGCGTTTTACGACAGCGTGGACAGCCCCGCGCCGGCGGGCGTGACGTGCACCGAGATCACGGACGAGCAATGGAAGATGCTGCTCGACGGCGAGTCGCGGGGCAAGCGCATGGCGCTGGACGATAACGGCGTGCCGGTGCTGCTGGATCCGCCGCCGCCGACCATCGAACAGATCATCGTGAGCAATACGGCGATGCGCGATCGGCTACTGGAGCGCGCGAGCGTCGCCCTGACGCCGCTACAGACGGCGATCATGCTGGGAGACGCAACCGACAGTGAGGCGCAGCAGGCCCGCGCATGGATCGCGTACACGCGTGCGGTCAAGGGGATCGACCTGACGCGGCGCGAGCCGACATGGCCCGAGCAACCCGAGATGGCACGCGAACGCAGCTCGTCGACGCGACCCTAGTAACCGCCGCTTACTCGCAATCGAAGCCGCTTACCCAAGCGGCTTTTTCTTTTCTGGAGACCTGAATGGGTGCTACCTCGTTTTATCACGGCGTGACGACGACGATCGTCGACGTCGGCCCGCGCACGATCGCCGTGCCGTCGTCGTCGGTGGTCGGCCTCGTCGACACGTACGCGCCGGGCGCGGATCTCGTGCAACCGGACGTGCCGGTGCGGCTCACGAGCGAACACGACGCGGCGCAGGCGTTCGGCGAGAACAGCGCCGTCGCGCGAGCCGCGCGCGCGATCTTCGCGCAGAGCAAGGCGGCGATCGTCGCGGTCGGCGTCGAGAAGAAGGGCGACGCCGCGCAGCTCGCGACCGACGTGATCGGCGGCGTTTCGGCGGCCGGTAGGCGAACCGGCCTGCAAGCGCTGCTCGATGGGAAATCGCTGTTCAACCTGCAACCGCGCCTGTTGATCGCGCCGGGCCATACGTCGAAGCAGGCGGTGGCGACGGCGGCCGACGCGCTCGCGAACAAGTTGCGCGCGGTCGCGATCGTCGACGGACCGAACACCGACGACGAGGCCGCGATCGCCTACGCAAGGAACTTCGGCAGCAAACGGCTGTATCTGGTCGATCCGGGCGTGCGCTACTGGGACACGGGCGCGAACGTCGACGCCGATGCGCCGGCGTCCGCGTACGCGGCCGGCATGTTCTGCCAGACGGACGCCGCGATCGGCTTCTGGGCGTCGCCGTCGAACAAGGAAATCGTCGGGATCACGGGCACGAGCCGGCCGATCGAGTTCCTCGACGGCGACGAGACGTGCCGCGCGAACCTGCTGAACAACGCGTTCGTCACGACGATCATTCGCGACGGCGGTTTCAGGCTGTGGGGCAACCGCACGCTGTCGGCCGATCCGAAATGGTCGTTCGTCACGCGCGTGCGCACGCTCGACATCGTCATGGATGCGGTGCAGGCGGGCCACAAGTGGGCGGTCGACCGCGGCATCGCGGCGACCTACGTGAAGGACGTCACGGAAGGGCTGCAAGCGTTCATGCGCGATCTGCGCACGCAGGGCGCGATCATCAATTTCGAGGTCTACGCGGATCCGCGCCTGAACAGCGCGAGCCAACTCGAACAGGGCAAGGTGTACTGGAACATCCGGTTCACCGACGTTCCGCCCGCCGAAAACCCGATCTTCCGCTTCGAGGTCACGAATCAGTGGCTCGCGGAAGTGCTCGATACCCAATCGTAGGAGGTGAACCTTGGTTCCGGAAACGCTTTTCAATCTCGCGATGTACGTCGACGGTCGCGGCTTCGTCGGTCGCACGACCGAGGTGACGCCGCCGAAGCTGAAGATCAAGACGGACGACTTCCGCGCGGGCGGCATGGACGCGGCGGTGAAGACCGACCAAGGCATGGAGGCGCTCGAAGCGTCGTTCGCGATGTCGACGCTGGAGCGCGATGTGCTGAAGTTCTTCGGCATCGCGGACGGCACCGCGTTCAACGCCGCGTTTCGCGGGTCGTTTCGCGACATCAAGGGCGGCAGCAAGGCCGTTGCCGTTCATATGCGCGGCATGTTGACCGAGGTCGATTCCGGCTCGTGGAAGCCGGGCGAGAAGGCGGAGATCAAATATGCCGCGTCGCTGAACTACTACAAGCTGGAGATCGCGGGCGCGGTCATGCATGAGATCGACGTCTTCGGCTTCGTGCGCGTGATCGACGGCGTCGATCAGCTCGCGCAGGTGCGCCGCGATCTCGGCATGTGACGCGCGGCAAAGCAACTTTGAACCCAAGGGGCGCGTCGTGCGCCCCTTTTTACATTTCGAGGAAACCCGATGGACACGATCACGATCAAGCTCGAATACCCGATCACGCTCGACGGCGTGCTGCGCGACACGCTGACGATGCGCCGCCCGAAGGTGCGCGACGTGCGCGGCGCGAGCAAGCGCGCGCAGGACGACGACGAACTGCGCGAGATCACGCTGTTCGCGATGCTCGCCGACGTTGCGCCCGACGAGCTGGAGCAGATGGACATGGCCGACTACGTGGCGATGCAGCGCGCGTACGACTCCTTTCGAACCTCTGGCCCGATTGCACGAAAAGACCGTCAAGGCGATGGCGAAGCGCCTGCTGCGTGAGTGCGCGGTGAGCCCTCAGGCGGTCGACGATCTGACGCTTGAGGATCTGGTGTGGTGGTTGACGGACTGATGTGACAGGGAGCGGAGATGGCACGCGAAATCGCGTTGGGGATCGTGATCGGCGGGGCGGTATCCGCGACGTTCGGCAAGGCGATCTCCGACACGCAATCGAAGATCGTCGGGCTGCGCAAGACGGCCGCCGAAATGGGCATGTGGCAGCGCCAGATCGGCGAGACAATCAAGTTACAGGACGAGTTCCGCCGCCTGCATCGTGCGGGCGACAGTGCGGCCGAGACGATCCGGCGCAAGCTGGACTCGAATCTGCGGACGTTGCGCGACGCCGGCATCGAGGTGGACCGGCTTGATCGCGCGTATGCGCGGCTTGGCCGCACCGCGCGCGGGCTCGAATTGCGCGCGATGGGGCACGAGCGCCTGAGCGGCGGCCGGGAGGCGATGCGCGGCGCGATTGGCGACTCGATGAAGCTGACCGCCGCGATCGCGGTGCCGACGATGGTGTCGGCGCAGTATCAGGCGATCATCCGCGACATCGCGATCAAGGCGGGCATCGCGCGCACGGGCGAAGAGCGCGCGATGTCCGACCGGATTCGGCGCGATGCATCGGCCAACGGGATGAACCGCAACGAACTGGCCGAGGCGGTGAACCAGATGGTGGCGGCCGGGATGGACGTCGACCGGGCGCTCGGCTTCGCGCCGGCCGTCGCGAAATTTTCGGTCGGCCAAGGTGCGACGAGTGTCGAGACGGCGAAGATGATTCAGGCGCTGGAGCAGAACGCGGACATCAAGGATCCGGCCGCGATGCTCAAGGCGCTGGAGGCGATCGCGTATCTCGGCAAGGAAGGCTCGTTCGAGTCGGTCGACATGGCCCGCTGGTTCCCGGTGCTGCTCGCCGAAATGAAAAAGATCGGCATCACGGGGCAGGATTCTGTCACGCAGTTGGGCGCGATGCTTCAGGTGCAGATGAAGACGGCGGGCAACGCCGACGAAGCCGCGAACAACCTGAAGAACTGGTTCTCGAAGATCGGCTCGGGCGAGACGGAACGCAACTACAAGAAAGCCGGCGTTGACTACGAAGCGAAGATGAAGGAGGCGATCGGCAAGGGCTGGTCGACGCTCGAAGCGTCGTTCGTGCTCGCGCGCGCGTACATCGAGCGGGTGGATCCGGCGAAGGCGAAGCAGTTGGCCGAGGCGGCGAAGTCGATCAACGCCGAACTGGATCCGGCCAAGCATCAGAAGCAGATCCGCGCGTTCGAAGAGACGATGAAGACGGGCGACCTGTTCAACGACATGCAGGTGAAGGCGGCGCTCACCGCGTACTTGCAGAACGCCGATCTGTACTCGAATCTGAAGCGCAACGCCGCATTGGCGAGCGGCGAGATCGAGAAGGATCTCAAAGACCGCCGCGACGCGTCCAAGCAGATCTGGAAAGAAGTTGCGGATCAGTGGGACGAGGCAATGCGCAGCATCGGCGACGCGCTGCGTCCCGTGACGGATATTGCGGGCGAGCAGGCGAAGAAGGCGGGCGGCAAGGTGCGCGATATCGTCGATGCGTCGCCACGTGCGGCGGCGGCTGTCATCGGCGTCGCGGGCGCGGCGATCGCGTATCGCGGTGCGCGTGCGGCGTGGTCGATTGGTCGCGGCGTGCTCGATGTCGCGCGTGGTGGTTGGTTGGCGCGAGGCGGCGAGCGCAGCGGGAAGGGCGGCAAGGGAGCGAAGCCGGGGCGCGGCGCTCAGGCGCTCGATGCGCTGGGCGCGGCGGCCAGCGGCGTGCAGCGTGTCTTCGTCGTCAACATGCCGGGCGGCGGCATCGGCGGCGGATCCGTCGGCGATCTGATCGAGGGTGCGGCAGGTGTGGCGAGCGGCAGGGCGGGCAAGACCGGGCGCTTCGGGCGGCTTGGCCGGGCGCTAGGCGGGATTGCCGGCCGCGTGTTGCCGTATGCCGGCAAGATCGCGCTCGCCGGGACGGTGCTGAAGCTCGGGCTCGCCGCGAAGGACGCATACGCGGTCGCGGCCGGCGACGATCCGCGCGCGCGGAAGGCGGAGAGCTTCGCGGGCATCGGCGGCAGTCTCGCGGGCGGCGTCGTCGGCGCGAAGCTCGGCGCGTCGATCGGCGCGTTCGGTGGGCCGCTTGGCGCTGCGATCGGCGGCGTCGCGGGCGGGGCGATCGGCACCTTCGCCGGCCAGAAGCTGCTCGGCGCACTCACGCGATGGGCGTTTCAGCAGCGCGGCGACACGCCCGAAGCCGCGCGCGCGGTCGCGAATGCGAAGGCGCTCGTCGAGCCCGGCGTCGCCGAGCGGCGCGCGTTCAAGGTCGAGCAGCAAAACAGCTTTGCGCCGGTCTTCAACATCAAGCTGGAGGGCGGCTCGGATCAGGAGATGGCCGACCGGCTGCTCGCACGTATCAATCCGCAGATCCAACGGGCGATGACCCAATCGATGAACAACAACAACCGGTCGGCGCTGTTCGATGCGCCGCACCTGTAGGAGCGCCGATGGATTTCGTGAAGAGCATCACGCAGGCGGCGACGCAGGCCAGCATCGCGGCCGAGCGCGTGCAGCACGTGAGCCGTGTCTACGAGCGCAACCGCGCGGCGAGCCAGAACACGGTCGACACGTTGACGAAGCTTGCGACGGGGAACCTGACGTCAGCCGCCGAGCTGCTGAACGGCGCGAGCAGTGCGCTGTCGGTCGCGACCGATCTGAGCCCGAAGGTCGGCGAGGTGACGCGCGGGTTTCGCGCGACGGCGGGCGCGGTCGGCAGCGTGCTGCGGATCGCGAACGCGTCGAACCATCCGCAGATCCACGCGGCGGCGCAGACCGTGACGACGGCGCTGAAGGGTGTCGAGACGCAGTTCGCCGCCGTCGTCGGCACCGACACGGCGAAGGCCGTCAAATCGGTGTTGCAGGCGACCGGGCTCGGCGCGGTGTTCGATGTATTGGGCGGCGACGCTGCGTCGGCTATCCCTCATCTGCTGACGCTGACGACCGAGGAAGGGCGGCGCTTCAACTTCGGGCTGTCGACGGCCGCGTTCGACAAGCTGCGGCGCACGACGCGCTACAAGGTCGCGTCGCAAGAGCGCCTGAACCGGCCGGAGGCGTTGCAGGCGGTGAGCCAGGGCGGCGAAACGATTGTGCTGTCCGGCGTCGTGTTCGCGGCGCTCGGGGCGGGCGCGCGCCAGTTGGAGGCATTGCGCGCGATCGGCGGGCGAATGAAGCCGGTGCAGCTCACGGCCGGCACGGGCGACGTGCTCGGGCGCTGGTATCTGCAAAGTGTCGAGGAAGAACAGGAGGCGCTCATGTCGGACGGAGCGCCGCGCAAGCAAACCTTCAGTCTGGAGTTTGGCCGCTATGGCGAGGACTTTAAGAACATCTGACGGCGACGTGCTCGACACGCTCTGCTATGCCGCCTACGGCACGCTGAGCGGGACCGTCGAAGCCGTCTACGAGGCGAATCCGGGCCTCGCGCGCGAGCCGCAGCCGTTCCGCGCAGGCGTGTTGATCACGTTGCCGGATCTCGACGCGCCGCGCGACGAGCCGATACAGCTCTGGTCGTGAGGGCGGGCGATGCAGGCGATATTCCAGATCATCGCGAACGGCGCGGACATCACGCGCACGATTCAGGATCGCGTGCTGCGGATCCGGACGACGGACAAGCCCGGCCTCGAGGCGGACGAGTGCGAGATCGAGCTCGACGACCGTGACGGCGTGATCCGCTTTCCGCCGAAGGGCGCGACGCTGAAGATCTCGCTCGGCTGGGCGGGGCAAGGGCTGTCGTTGCTCGGCGAGTACGCGATCGACGAGATCGTGTTGCGCGGGCCGCCGGCGACGGTGGCGATCCGGGGGCGGCCGGCGAACCTGCGGGCGACGTCGAAGACGCACCGCTACGGCAGTTGGTCGAATGCGAAGCTCGCCGACGTCGTCGGCGACATCGCGCGGCGCAACAAGTGGGCGGCCGCGTGCTCGATCGACGTCGTCGTGCCGCGCGCGGACCAGTTCGGCGAAAGCGATCTGCACTTCGTCACGCGGATCGCGCGGCAGTACGGAGCGACGGCGACCGTGAAGGCCGGCAAGCTGATCGTCACGCCGATCGGCGGCGGCAAGAGCGCGAGCGGCAAGGTGTTGCCGGCGCTCTTGCTCACGCCGGAGCAACTGATCGACTACGAGATCGCGTTTCCGGATCGCGCGAGCTTCGCGGCGGTGCGCACGAAGGTGCATGACGCGAAGTCGGGCAAGAAGATCGATCTCGTGATCCCGAATCCGGATGCGCCGCCCGGTGCGGCGGCCGTGCATACCGAGCGGCACGCGTTCGCGAGCCCGCAGGCGGCGAAGGCCGCCGCATCCGCGCGGCTGGCGAAGCTGAACCGGCACACGGCCACGAGCCGCTTGCGGATGCTCGGCCGCGCCGACGTGTCGGCGGAGAAGACGGTGACGCTGAAGGGTTTCAAGCGCGACGCGGACGGCGATTTCCTCGTCGAGTCGGTGACGCACGAATACGCCGGCCGCAGTTGGGAGACGGAAGTCGTGCTCAACGCCGGCAACAAGGGCAAGGCGAAAGCCGGACACGGCAAGAAGCAGGCGAAGAAGATCAATCTCGTCATTCCGGCGTCGACGAGATAGAACGTGCGTACCCTCGTTCGCGCAGCCCTTTGCGTGCGATCGCGGCGGTTTAAATTAAGGGTGCCTATAAAAATGTTTGAACATTAATTCGCCGGAATGCTGTCTATTAGCGTTCCGGCGAGTCGGCTAAGTTACTTCAAATTGATTAGTTGCTCGACAAACTGTGAGCTGTATGGGGAAAGAATCCACTGCTGAGCCGGTGATCCATTGAAAGTGTAGGCCCAAATGGTGGATCCATCGACAATTTGGCGATGGTCGAGGTCGATGCAATATTTTTGGTTGGTTTCGTTTCTATAAAAACTATCCTTATAACGCCATTTCTGTGTTTGCGTGACGTTGTCGGGATCGTAAACGCTGAGAAAGAAAGGCGATTGATCTGTGAGATTGGCTACGTCGATGATTAGATTGTCAGAGGAGGAGTGAAGTGCAATCGTAAAATCATCTTGCAGATCCCAGATATATTTGCTCGGGTCGGGGTTTTTTTGGAGGTCGAGAAGTACGACAGATTGGCCCGACATTTGATCGGCGACACCAATCACAAAATTCCTTTTGGATGCGTATTCGATGATGTACTGACTCATTTTTAAACTCCAATTATCAAATTAATGGCGGGCGGAGGAGAGGCGATAGGGGAGCTTTTTGGCTCGTTCTATCAATGCCCGGAGATTGAATAATAAGATTGTAAGTGGAGTTGTGATACTGCCAATTTTGGTGGGTGAAGCGATTTTCTGAAGATTGTTAAATTAGCTTGATGAGTGTAAGCCGCCGCGAAATAGTTCGGGCGGCTTTTTTTATGGGGTCGATTATCGTGAAAAGCGAAATTGCCGCGAGCGCTGCGAAAAGCGCCCCGCCGGTTGCGTCGTCGCTGTGGCTGTGGGCATCAGGGCACGATGCGAACTGGTGGGCGTCGCTGCTCGTGTCGATTCTGACAGGCGGCTACATCTGCCTTCAGTGCTACTACCTGATCAAGAACAAGGGGCGTCGAGGTGGCAAGCATGGCTAAGTTGCCGAAGAAGACGCTCGCCGGCGTCGTCGGCGCGATCGCGGCCGGTGTGCTGACGGTGATCGTGCCGAAGTTCGAGGGCGTCAAGCTGGCGGGCTACCTCGATCCGGTCGGCATTCCGACGAAGTGCATGGGCGACACGCGCGACGTCATCGTCGGCAGGGCGTACAGCGAGGCCGAGTGTCGCGCGTCACTCGAAACGCAACTGATTGCGCACGCCGAACCCGTGCTGCGTTGCACGCCGGGGCTGAAAGATCGTCCGTATCAGCTCGCGGCGGCCGTCAGCTTTGCATACAACGTCGGCGCGAACGCCTACTGCGCCAGCACGACGGCGAGGCGCTTCAACGCGGGCGACCTGCGCGGTGCGTGCCGCGCGATCAACGAGGCCGACGACGGCAGCCCGCAATGGGTAACGGCGCGGGGCCGGGTATTACCCGGTTTGGTGAAGCGGCGGGCGGAAGAGCGCGCGATTTGCGAGCGGGGGCTGTGATGCCGAAAGCAGCTTCGTATTTGCTTGCCGCGCTACTTGGCATGGCGGCCGGCGCGGGCGTCGAGTACCTGATCAGCGCACATCGGCTTGCCGACGAGCAGGCCGCGCGGGCGCTCGACGCGCAGCGGCATGCCGAAGCGTTGGGCACGATCTCGCGCGCCGCGCTCGATGCCGAGCAGCGCGCGATCGCCGCGCACGATGCCGCCGCGTCGGCGGTGGCCGCCGTCGACCAACGAACCACGAAGGAGAGGAACGAGCATGAAGCAGAGAGTCGCAGCCTGCGGGCTGCTCTTGCCGCTGGCACTGAGCGGCTGCGCGTCGCCGTCCGACACTGCACGGCAGCCGGTGGCGACGGCGTGCCCGGCGCTTCCAGCGCCGCCGGCGTGGGCGATGGTGCCGCCGCCTATGCAGACGTCGACGCAGCGGTTGCGGAACGCGTTTTCGGCGTCGCCGGCGACGATCAGCGCGAGATCGACAAACTGACGGCCCTACAGGGCTACGTATGTGCAGTGCGGCCCGAAACGCCGGGCTGCGACCAGAAGTAACGAGAAACAGGGCGACCGGCGTGCGTGCGGGAACACGCGAGCCGGTCGCCTTTCCACTGAATGCGCCAGTGAATTGGCCAAGGCCCTGCTTACCTACGTAGGCGGGCCGGATTCTACATCAAGTTTAAAAACGGCTTTCACCATGGCAAATCCCATCATCCCTTGGATCGGCGGCAAGCGTCGACTCGCTGACCACATCA